GGCGTTTTCGCTGGATTGCTACGGAGGTCTTGGGCCAAGGCGTTCCTCAAAACGTCTCCAAGAAAACCAGAGAAGGCTGGGAACCGGTCAGAGCTGTTGACCACCCCGAGCTGATGCTCGCTGCTAATACAAACGGCAACGTTGAAATGGGCGGCTTACTGTTGTGCAAGATGCCTACTGAACTGGCGGATTCACGCACGAGCTACTACAACCAACAAGCCAAGTCACAAATGGAGTCTGTTGATAACAACTTCATGCGTAATAATGACCCCCGCATGCCTCTGTTTAGCGAAAAGAAGTCCTCGACGACAAAGGGTGTGGGATTCGGAAATGGTTCTAAATAACTTTTAAGCGAGGTAATAAAATGGCTTATCCTACCGTTCAGGGCCCCAACGGGCTTCTACCGATCAATTTGATCGGCGGTCAGGTGTTCGCTGGTGCTACTCGCCAAATTCCTATCGCTTCCGGCTATGCCACGAGCATCTTTTATGGTGATCCTGTCAAGCTGGTTGCTACTGGTACTTTGGAGCGTGACACCCCCGACGCCGCAATGACCCCTGTTGGTGTTTTTCTTGGTTGCTCCTACACCGATCCTACCTTTGGTAAGGTCTTCCGTCAGTACTACCCGGCTAGCACTGCCGCTTCGGACATCATGGCTTTCGTTCAAGATGATCCCGATGCGCTGTTCCAAGCCGTGGCTGTTTCTGGCACCACTGTAGTGGCTGCGTTTGGTCGCTCAATCGTCGGTAACAACGTTGCCATGGTTGACAACACCGGAAGCACCACCACGGGTAACTCCGCCGCTGGTGTTAGCGATCCTGCAACTACTGATACTCTCCCCCTGCGGGTTGTTGATGTGGTTCCTGATACCGCTATTATCACGACTCAAACTGCCACCACGACTTCTGGTAGCACCGCCGTTACGCTGTCCGCAGCTAACGCAGACATCCTGAAGTTCATGGGCATCTCTGGTACCGGTATCGCTGCTGGAACCACTGTCGCGGCTATTTCTGGGACTTCGTTGACGCTGTCTGCCAACGCTACCGCTTCTGGTACCGTGACGCTGACTTTTGTCGGCTACCCACAAGTAATCTGCAAGTGGAACGTGCCTAGTGTTGCCAGCTTGGTCGGTGGTCATCAATATCTCAACCCCACTGGCGTATAAGGAGCAACTTAAATGGCTATTTCACGCGCACAACTACTTAAAGAACTCCTTCCCGGACTGAACGCTTTGTTCGGTATGGAGTACGCCCGTTACGGCGAAGAGCACAAAGAGATCTACGAAACTGAGACCTCCGAGCGTTCTTTCGAAGAAGAGACCAAGCTGTCTGGCTTCTCCGCTGCTCCTGTCAAAAACGAAGGTTCTGCCATCGCTTATGACAATGCACAGGAGGCTTTCACGGCTCGCTATACACACGAGACCATTGCTCTTGGTTTCTCGATCACCGAAGAGGCGATTGAGGACAACCTGTATGACAGCCTTTCGGCCCGTTATACCAAGGCTCTGGCCCGTGCTATGGCGTACACCAAGCAGGTCAAGGCTGCTGCTGTTCTGAACAACGGATTTGATCCCGCCTTCCCCGGCGGAGACGGTCAGTCCCTGTTCTCGACTGCTCACCCCTTGGTTTCTGGCGGTGTCAACTCCAACGAGCCTGCCACTCCGGCTGACCTGAATGAGACCTCCCTTGAGAGCGCCGTTATTCAGATCGCTGCGTGGACGGACGAGCGTGGTCTTCTGATCGCTGCTAAGCCCCGCAAGCTCATCATTCCGCCTGCACTGATGTTCGTGGCAACCCGCCTGCTGGAGACTGAACTCCGTACGGCTACTGCCGACAACGACATCAACGCGCTGCGCAGCAATGGTGCGATTCCCGAGGGCTACGCCGTTAACCACTTCCTGACGGACCCAGATGCTTGGTTCCTGACCACGGACGTGCCCAACGGTCTGAAGCACTTTGTTCGTACCCCGATGTCTCAGTCCATGGACGGAGATTTCGATACAGGCAACGTGCGTTACAAAGCCCGTGAGCGTTATTCCTTCGGATTCTCGGATCCGCTCGGAATGTTCGGTTCGCCCGGTGCTTAAACAGTAGTGAGAAAGGGGGGTTGCAAAACCCCCCTTTTGTTGTATCCTTTAATTACCAAGATTTATTCACCCGTACAGACTGGCTTGGCAGACGTAGTAGAGACGGTACGGGGATGTGCTACTACACGAAAGGTTTAACATGGCTATCACCACGTTCAGCGGCCCAGTTGCGTCGCAAAATGGCTTCATCGGCGGCACCGCTTCCGATCCCATCGCCGTAACAACGGCTTCCAACGTCTCTTCTTCCTACGTTACTGCCTCTAATACAAGTGGCGACGTTCGACTGAATTACTCCCGTCTTGACTTTACCTCGACCGGTTCTGGCGAGACCCTTCGCGCTTTCACCCGTGTGACCGGTGCTGGTGCTGCTACTGGCGGTACTGTTAACGGCGCTCATATCTCCCTGTCGATCAACGGCTCGGGCACCATTTCTGGTGCTGGTAACGCTCTTCGCGTGACGCTTGGCGGATCTTCGACCAACCCCGGTGGCACGATTGCTTCTATCCAGTGTGATTCGGACTTTGCTTCCGGTGGCACTTGGACTAACGCTTCGTTCATCCGTTTCACTAACTCTGGTACAGGTACTGTTGCCAACCTGATGAACATTCCCAATGCAATGTTTGCTGCCCAAGTGGCTGCTGACTCGACTCACACGTTGCGGGTTGTGTCCTCGACTGGTACGCCGTACTTCATTATGTGCACTAACGTTGCACCGTAATGCAGATAACCAAAGAGTTTCTTCTAGCGGAGATCGAGAAAATGCAAGCGCAACGGGACCATGCACATGACGTGGCCGTTGCATCTCAGGCAGCAATGGACACCATGAAAGCCTTACTTGCACGACTTGATCTCCCCGAAGAAGATGGGCTGAAATTCTCGGACTTGGGCCTATCAGACCCAGTGCCGATTGCGGAGACACAAAATGCCGACAATGCAATATGACGTACTAGCAACTAAACCGCTTGCGTCTACGGGTAATTTTTTAGACCAACAAAATAACGCTATTCAGCGTGCACGGATCAAAACGATCTATGCAATCAACGGGAATAGCGCCGGTTCTGTTGTAATCCGCGAGGGCGGAGCATCGGGCAAAATCCTGATGACACTCAACACGGCGGCTAGCGGCACTGCGGGGTACACGATTATCCCGATGCCGGGTGAAGGCATTCTGTGCGAATCAGGTCTGCATGGGACTGTTACCGACACCACATCAATTACGTTGATCTACGGGTGATATATGGCAAAGACCCCGGCTTGGCAGCGCAAAGAAGGTAAAAACCCCAAAGGCGGTTTGAACGCCAAGGGGCGTGCCTCCTACAACAAAGCCAATCCGGGCAAGCCCGGACTCAAAGCACCACAACCCGAAGGTGGTGCACGCAGGGATTCGTTCTGCGCCCGGATGAAGGGTATGAAGAAGAAGCTGACTTCTGCCAAGACGGCAAACGACCCAAACTCCCGTATTAACAAAAGCCTACGGGCGTGGAAATGCTAAATGGACATGACTGAACTTCTTATTAGCGCCCTTTGGTTCACCATTGGTGTGGTTGGCTGGTTCCTCAAAGGCGTGATTGACGAGTCCAAAGACACGAAGAACCATTTAAACGAGTTTCGTATTGAAGTGGCTCAACAGTACACCCACAAGAACGACCTGCGTGACATCATGGTCAGCATTAACGAGCGATTCGACAGGATCGAAAAGAAACTAGATCGACTTATGGAGGGTAGATAAGTGAACGAGAACAAAATGATGAAAAAGATGGGCCGTGGCTTGACCAAAGCGGCTATGCAGAAGGTAGCTTCCAAAGTGGTCAAGGGCCACGAGAAGCGCATGCACAAGAAATATGAAGGTGGTGGTTCGGTGTCTGCTCGCGCAGACGGGTGCGCAGTTCGTGGTAAAACACGAGGTCAGATGGTATGAAAAAGCTACTGGAAAGCGGAATGCTTGGCGCTCTCCCTGCTGTAGCTTCGCAGAACCCCGAAATACTTCGCGGTTTTGGGATTATTGGAAACGTTGCGGCTAACAAGATGGACGACCGCGAGGAAAAGAAAAAAGTCGAAGCGGCTGCTGCTGGTGCAAAAGCTATGAAAAAAGGTGGTGCTGTAAAAATGTCGTCAGCTTCTAAACGGGCTGATGGTTGTGCTCAACGTGGTAAAACTAAAGGAAGGATGGTGTGATATGCCCGGTGGAAAAATGCCCATGAAGGATGGAATGCCTGCTTTTGTTGGTGACGGCAAAGGCAAGATGGCTAAAGGCGGAATGGCGAAGCTGACTAAAGCTGAGAAGCCCTCCAAGATGGCTAAAGTCAAAACCAGCCCCAAGCGTGACGGTGTTGCCATGAAGGGCAAGACCAAGGGCACCATGGTCAAGATGATGAAGGGTGGTTCCTGCAAATGATGTCCTCACGCGGGATGGGCGCGATTCGCGCCTCCAAGATGCCCAAAGCCAAAAAGGCTAGGCGCAAGGATGGCGATAAGTTCACCGTGTTTAAAGATGGTGGCAAGGTCAAGTCCCGCGTAAATGAAGCTGGTGTGTACACTCAACCGGGCATGCGTAAAAGCTTGTTTGAGCGAATCAAAGCTGGCGGAAAAGGCGGAAACCCAGGCCAGTGGAGCGCCCGTAAAGCACAGATGCTGGCCCAGCAGTACAAAGCCAAGGGAGGCGGGTACAAATCATGAAAGACTTTATCGAAAAACAGATCGAAGCTTCCGAGCGGCTTTTTAACATGATGATGCAGGACCACAAAGATCGCATGAAAGACGCAACTCTTTGGGCCGAGATGAACGCTGGTTTGATGGCTAAACTGGATCAGAGAGACGCAGAGATAGCAAATTTGCGATGTCGAGTCAAAGAGCTTGAAGACAAACTGATCGGAGTGTAGCCATGAACTTCGCGATCTCTACTTATCTAATCGCAGGGGTCATGGTAGGGGTAGAGATGCAGAAGAAAGATGGCGACAGGGTTTTAGTCATAGACTTGTTTATTCTCAGGATCATGATTTTTATCGACGGGGTTGAAAGTGAACAGTCGGACCGCGCAGAAGATTAAAGTGAGTTACAACCCCAGAGTGGATGGAAACGTTTTTAAATGGATTCTCGACGCTGCTCAGTTTGTTAGAGAGGCCAAACAGGAAGAGATAAATGCCATTAAAGAAGCCGCAGCAAAGCCTAAAAGACTGGACCGCTCAGAAATGGCGTACAAAAAGTGGTAAACCGTCAACTCAGGGTCCAAGCGCTACAGGCGAGAGGTATCTCCCAGAGAAGGCTATCAAGGCTTTGTCACCTTCTGAATACGCAGCAACAACAAGAGCAAAACGAGCAGGAAAAGCGGCAGGTAAGCAGTTCGTCAAACAACCCAGTTCTATTGCAAAGAAAACCGCGAGGCACCGATAATGGCTGAGAAATGGATACAAAGCGCGATCAAGAAGCCCGGTGCTCTTCGGGCGCAATTAGGCGTTAAAAAGGGCGAAAAGATCCCCGCGGGCAAGCTGGCTGCTGCGGCTAAGAAGCCCGGTAAGCTGGGACAACGTGCCCGTCTGGCTCAAACACTGAAGAAAATGAAATGACTACTTCTGGCGCCGCAACATTTAATCTTGAACTCAAAGACATCGTCGAAGAGGCTTTCGAGCGTTGCGGCTCAGAACTTCGCACGGGATATGACCTAAAAACTGCCCGTCGTTCAATGAACCTGTTGTTTGCGGATTGGGCTAACCGAGGCATCAACCTGTGGACGATTGAGCAGGGGCAGATCACGCTGGTGCAGGGGCAGGCCACTTACGACCTGCCGGTGGATACGGTCGATCTTTTAGAGCACGTTATTCGTACGCAGGCAGGCAGTGTCCCCAACCAATCAGACCTGACCATTACCCGTATTAGTGTTTCTACCTATGCCACGATCCCAAACAAGCTGGCGCAGGGCAGACCAATTCAGGTGTGGATCGACCGGCAAAGTGGGGCCACAACCCCCACAGGCGTGAACGCCCCAACAATCAACGTATGGCCCACCCCAGATAATGCTCAGACCTACACGTTTGTGTACTGGCGCATGCGCCGTATTCAGGACGCTGGTGAGGGTGGTACTAAAACTCAGGACATTCCGTTCAGGTTCCTCCCCTGCTTGGTGGCAGGGCTGTCGTATTACTTGTCGCTCAAAATCCCCGATGCGTTGCCCCGTCTGCCCGAGTTGAAGTCTCAATATGATGAAGCGTGGGAGTTGGCGGCGGGTGAAGATCGCGAGAAGGCAGCAGACCGGCTTGTGCCCCGGCAGATGTACATAACTTGATATGGGCAACAGGTTCGCTTCCGGTCGGATCGCCATTGCGGAGTGCGATAGGTGCGGCTTCCAATACCAGTTAAAGCAGCTAAAAACGCTGGTCATTAAGACCAAAAACGTGAATCTGCTGGTTTGCCCCACGTGTTGGGAACCAGATCAGCCGCAGTTGCAGTTGGGTATGTACCCAGTTGATGACCCACAGGCTTTGAGAAACCCAAGGCCAGATACGACGTACGTCACTGCGGGTACGACAGGACTACAAATTGAACCCGGAAGCGGCCCATTGGGTAGCGGAGATGCCTCTGGCGGTAGTAGAATCATTCAATGGGGATGGGCACCGGTTGGTGGCAGCAGGCTTAATGACGATGGGCTTACCCCAAATAATTTGACGCTGGGCATATCGCTTGGCACCGTGACCGTAGCAGTAACTTAAGGAGTTAAACATGAGCGCCCCAGACAAATGCAACTTTTTCCCTGCCGAGACGAAAGATCCAATTGGCAAATACAAGCAGCCTGAGACCTACACAGGTGACACGGGTAACAACGGCTATCCGAATAACATCGCCAACACCCAGACCGTCAAAGTCCGTGGGTGCGGTGCTGCAACAAAAGGTTGCGGCGCTTCTACAAAGATGGGCTAAGTTGTAAAATGCCATATCGCAACCCTGAAGATCCGCGTAAGCTACAGCGAGTTAACGCTTGGAGCGCTGCCAATCCTGAAAAGGTCAAAGCAGCGAAGAAAAAGTACGCAGAAAAAAATAAAGAAACCTGCAAAGCTAGAATTGCCGCTTGGCGTGAGAACAACAGGGAAAAGATGGCGCAGCTTAGAAAGGCTTGGAGAGAAGCCAATAAGCATAAAGTCCAAGCGTATGTAAGGAAGTATCAAGCTGCTAAACGCCAAAGGGTTCCAAACTGGCTAACTCCAGACGATAATTGGATGATGGAAGAGGCGTATGAATTAGCAATTCGTCGCACTAAAATGTTTGGTTTCCAATGGGATGTAGATCACGTCATTCCACTACGAGGTAAAACAGTGTCTGGTTTGCATACACCATTAAACTTACAAGTAATACCCGCTGTGGTAAATTCCAGTAAAGGCGCAAGGGTATGAACTACGTCACTCTGTTCGAGACTATTAAAGGTTTCACAGAAAACGACTTCCCCAATACTCAGTATGGCGACCCAACAGCCGTCCAGGAAACCTTTACGTCCAAAGAACAGATTGATACGTTTATTCAACAGGCCGAGCAGCGTATTTATAACTCGGTTCAGTTTCCCTCGATCCGCAAGAACGTAACCGGCCCGACGATCCCAAACAACAAGTATCTCTCTGGTCCAACGGACTTTCTTGCCGTTTACTCGATGGCGGTGATTGACGGGGATGGTAACTACGAGTATCTGCTTAACAAAGATGTGAACTTCATCCGGGCGGCTTACCCGAATCCAAGCTCAACCGGGCTTCCTCAGTACTACGCTTTGTTTGGCCCAACGACTACAAGCAGCACTCCACCGACGATAACCAATGAATTATCTTTTATTCTTGGGCCTACTCCAGACGCTATTTACAATATTGAGCTTCATTATTACTATTACCCTGAGTCTATTGTTACTGCTAATACTACTTGGCTTGGTGATAATTTTGACTCCCTACTTCTGTATGGTTCGTTGCTGGAAGCCTACACTTACATGAAGGGTGAAGCCGATGTGATTGCTGTTTACGACAAGCGATACAACGAGGCTCTTGCTTTGGCTAAACGCATGGGTGATGGACTGGAGCGCAGTGATGCCTACAGGTCCGGACAGATGCGGATGCCGAACCTGCCCCAGAACAGAGGGGTTATCTAAGTGGCTTTTACGGGCAACTTCACCACCAACACATTTAAGACGGGGCTCCTAAATGGAGACTTTGATTTTGCCGTTGATACGATCAAGATTGCGCTCTACACGAATTCGGCAACGCTTAATGCAGATACAACGGCTTACACGACTTCTGGTGAGGTAGTGGCTTCAGGATATACGGCGGGGGGCAACACGCTTACGCCTACAGTGAGTTCTTCTGGTGGTACTTCGTTTGTGACTTTTGCCAATACAACTTGGACATCTGCACTAACAGCCAGGGGGGCTTTGATTTACAAGGATGGTGGCGGAGCAATCTGTGTTCTGGACTTCGGTTCCGACAAGACCTCGGTTACAACTTTTGAAGTGCAGTTCCCTGCCGCAACAAGCACGTCGGCAATTATTCGACTTTCTTAAAGGAGTTTATGATGCAGAACAAAGCTAAAAGCGCCGATAGCACAGCTAGCTCGGTTGCTCAGTTTAAAGATTTCAACGAAGGCGCTCGTGGCGGTGGTACGTTCCACTTCCAGTGCTTTGACAAAGATGGCAACCTTAAGTGGGAAGATTCCGCTAAGAACATCGTGGTCAACACGGGCCTTCAGGACATGAACACCAAGTACTTCAAGGGCTCGTCCTACACGGCTGCTTGGTACATTGGTCTGGTGACTGGCCCTGCCTCGGGTAACACCTACGCCGCTGCTGATACTTTGGCTTCGCATGCTGGCTGGACTGAGGACACGAACTACTCTGGTGGCAACCGTGCGACCGCTACTTTTGGCACCGCAACAACGGCTGATCCTTCGGTGATCGACAACTCTGGTTCTGTGGCTGTGTTCAGCATCACTGGTACAACTACGGTTGCTGGTGCGTTTCTGACTGATGTTCAGAGCAATGCGAGCACTTCCGGACTTCTGTTCTCGGTTTCCAACTTTACCGGCGGCGACCGTGCGGTGATTAACGGTGATACCCTGAACGTGACCTACGAATTTAGTCTTGCCGACGCATAAGGGGTTTAAACATGGCTACGCAATTCAATAAAAACCAAACAGTTCGGGTCAAGACTGTTGTCCCCCAAGGGGCCGTTGAGGCTCTCCGCATGGATGAGGACGGCGTGGTGTACTGCCGTCTGACTTGGACCGACGTCAACGGTGTTTCCCAAACTCGCTGGTTTGCTGAATCTGAACTAGAAGCAGTCTAGGGGTAAGCCTTGTTCGGTTACGCCGCCTTTGCTGAATCCCCGTTTGCGGCACTTGCTGAAGCGGGTGAGGTATACGACGTTTCAGTAGCAGAGGGGGCAGCAGGGGCAGACTCCGTTTTAGGGTTGTTGACCTTAAGTCTGGCTATTGCTGAGGCTTCAGCGGCTAATGACTCGGTGGTGGCCCAGGTTGATTTTGTTGGGGCGGTGTCTGAGAGTGGTACCGGAGTAGATGTCTTTACGTCTACGGCGGTTCAGAACCTTGCGGTAAGCGAAAGCGCTGCGGGTAACGACGCTCCAAGCTCGACTGTTTCAAGGGTTGGCGCAGTATCAGAGGCCGGGTCAATAGCAGATCAACCTAGCGACACAATTGCGTACCCTGTGATGTTTGCGGATGGGGCGTCTGCCAATGATACGGTGGCTCTGACCCTTACTCGGGCTGGTGCAATTGCAGAAGCTGGCGATGCAGCAGATACAACGGTTGGTGAGCGGGAGATCCCTGGCATTATTGAAGAGGCCGGGACCGGAGCGGACGTACTTGCAGCGGACTATATTTTTGCTGGAACAGTTTCAGAGGTAGCCACGGCCTCAGATGTAGTGACCGGTATTGGCGATCTGGTTGGCGCGATTGCCGAGGGTGCTGAAGGAACGGTTGTTACCTTGGGTAATGTGGACTACAT